ATGAGAATGACTATAAAACAATCGAGCTTGACTATGACAAGAAATTTAACAATGACTTGTGGTTGATCAAACATGATGATAGCATCGTGGTCGACGAATCCTTAAGCTGGCATCTAGGGAAAAAGAGAAACATTTACAAATTCCACAAAAACGTTCACAAGATTATTCAAAAAATCGAGAGGGAAACGTTAGTGTTACCAGACCTAGTGGAGTTGGCCACGACAGTTCCTGAATCACAGATCGACAAATTATCATCAGCCGCTCGGAAAAAGATGACTCCTTATGGAAACGGGTACGACATTCTGGAAGCACAAATCAACGATAAGAGGCACCGATTGATAGTCTTTGCACACACGGCAATGTCAGATATAGATTTTGTGATCATTAAAAAGATATTTGACATGTTCAAAGATGAAGGTTACAACATTGGTTTTCGATTACGATCAACCGAACCAAACACAATCAATTTAGATGATAATGCAGATATGCTGTTTGATATAACTGAAAAAGCAAATATCACTGATGAAGCAAACAGCGATGCAGGAGATGACAATGACGTATTTGAAGACGCAGTCGCGTATCCAGACAGGTTAGGATTCTCGGGAAACATCTCAACTTATCCAGACGATGACGTTGAATTAATGTTTGACAAACATGACCTCGTGATTAACGAATTGAGAACTAAGCTACTCAATAGCATATACTCTGGCAATGACGACGAAATATCAAACTTCAATTTCATCACAGACAACGATGTATTTGAGTTGGACAACAAAAAACTCAAACATTACAGAATAGCAAAACCATCTATATACAAGTTCTACATGCAAATGATTGACCGAGATCCATACAACTTTATAAGTGTGGTGACTGGAAATGGCAGTTTGAGACATAGCGATTACGATGTGCGAGGGCGCTATGAAAATGGCTGGACACATATCAAATTAGACAAGTCTAAGATCACCATGATCAGGCATTTAGAACAATCACACAATAGATACTATAAGAGTGATAAATACGTTGAATGCCAAAACTTTGACAGGGTAGCATTCGAATGTGATTATGTAGGAATAGTGCATTGCCCACCAAAGAACATAATAACAGGCCAGCTGTTAGC